GTGTTTCATAATAAAGTTGGTCCGATAATAATTTTCGAGATTATTATACGAGAGCCCTACGTGAAAAAACTTGAGATTCCTTCAAGGATATGCTCATTCTTTGTTTCACATTTACCACAAACAAAAGAAACATCCATTGCAACCTTTGGAAGACTTTCGATATATTGCATAATCAATTGAAGTTGTGAAGTTGACATTGAATCAACAAACGCAACTCGATCGCTTTGCTTTTCATCGGCAAAGACTAAGACCTCATCATCAGTGTAAACTTTATCGATCATCTTATCGATGATACTAAACACTTGATCAACTTCGGTCTCATTCTTTTCTTGAGTTTCAAGAATCTTTGAAGCATCAAGGTCTTTAAGTTCAATGGTTACACCATTTTCAAGCTGAATCTTATTATTACGTTCAGCATTGAGATTTCTGACATAAGACATATTCTCAAAGTCGACTACGATCTTATTTTCTTCTTGACAGTGCGAACAGCGAATAAGAAGTTCTTCTTTTTCACCAACCGACTTTGCTCTGAGAAGAAGAAAGATAAATTCAAGATCGTAGTCAGTTAGACCTTCAACAGTAAAACCTTCGGTCGTCACACATTGAAAAACAACACGCTTTACGGTATCGTATAAAACACGTGAAGAATCTGTTTGTGTAGCAATTAAGAAAAGTTTTTCTTCACCAACTGAAAATGGACGATACGTAATTTTCTTTCGAGTTGAAGGAACAATTGTATCGTATACAAGAGTTGAATTAAGCTTAGGTAATGCCATCTCTTAGTCCTCGTCGGCAAGACCCTGGAAGAATGACAGCGTATCATCATCGTCATCGTCTTCTTCAACGGTGACAGAAGCACGAGGAGCTGGCTCTTCACGGGCAACTACACGCTCTGGTGCACGGGCTGGCAAAGTTTCTTCTTCTGCTTCAATACACAGAACTCGATTGAGTTTTGCTTTGAGTTCGGCATAAGACTTGAACTTATCAGGCGCAATCAGAGATGATAGTGGAGTCAGCGAGTTATACAACCTTTCGAGCTCTTCATCATTTTCCGACAGAGGACGTGAATCGCGGAAGGTAGACTTGTCATAGTTGACCCAACCATCCACATTTGTAATTTTAATGTGGAAAGAAGCACCGTCCCAGAAATCAAATGGATTGATTGGCTCATCACCATCAAAAACAGGATTCATTGCGTCCTTGATTTTATCAAAGATCTTAGCACCGAAACGATAGAGGAATACTTTACCATCATTTTCGGGATTCGCAAAGTCCTTCTCAACAAGGATATTTGCGACATAGTGAAGGCGACGTTTCTGCTTACGCGCAACTTCTTTATCGGCATCAATGCCAGAGTTCCAAAGCTTTGAGTTGTATTCAGAAACAGGATCATCCTGACCGATCGTGGTCAAAGACTTCTCTACGTAATATTGACCAGTTGGTCCTTGGAACCAGTGATCATAATACGTAATCCATGGAGTGGTTTCGCCTTCAGCGGCAGGAAGGAAACGAATAATCGCTTGGCCATTGCCAGCTTTATCACGTTCAGGTTTCCAATAAAGGTCACTATCGTTCGAACCCTTATTGTTCGTTTTCTCGATTGAGGCTTTCAGCTTTTCGAGCTCAACCATACGAGACTTCTTCATAGAAGCAAAAGACATCTAAATTTTCCTTTTCGACTTACGACTTTATATATGATTTTGAATGACCTTCACTGTGAGGTCCTTATATTTATCATAGTTCACGTTGAAAAATGCTCCATACTTTGAGATTTTTTTACGGGTGATTGGCCACAGCAATGTGTCATTGCTACGAGCCTTATTGAGCCAACGGAATACTGTGTTCATAATAACCGCAGACTCATATGTAATTTCACGCTGATGTATCATTGAGATAATGAGTGGATCAGTTTCATCATAATTTTGAATGAAGATATGATCAAGCTTACGAGTCATGTCTAATAGCTTGCGCAGATCTTCTTGGTAATATCGAGACATATTTTCTCGACGTTTAACATACTCATCAACAACATTTTCATTTTGTATAATATCAATCACGTATTCGTTGTCTTCGAGTATGTTGGCGACAATTGCCTTTGACCATCGCTCTTTCGTTTGATAGAGCTTCGTTGCGGTATAGAAATAAGAAGCATCATTACGACGAAGAAAGGAACTCTCCGTTACGTTAACACGTCCACCATACTTTTGTATATCGTATGAGTCGGATTTAAAATGTGTAGTGATTGCAACGTATATCTTATACGCATCAAGTGGTCTAATTGCTATTGCCATAATTTATTATAAACCAGTTTGAGAAGAAAGTAAACTATAAAAATGCAGAAAGAGATGCTTTTGATCCGCTGATCATATTAAGCGCTAAGGCTTCTTCTTCAATCATGCCCTTTAAAGTTGAGTCAATGAGTGACTTTACATCTGCTGGATCGATATTGCGTTCTTGACATACATCAAGAACTGCGTCAATCGCTGTAATTTCTTTTTCTCTCTTACGCTTTACGACAATCTCTGAGAATTGTTTACGAGTAAGGAGTTTTGGTTCTTCTTCTAATTCATTCATTCTTATTCTCTTCAAAAAACTTATTACAAAGGAAGCAATAACCATTTATGATATTATGGTCACATGCTTCCTGACACTTACGTACGTTCTCATAATAGTACGTGTATTTTTCTTCTAAATCTTTTTTTGATACTTCTTCTTTTTGTGTCTCATTCTCATCAACCATCCAAAAATAATAGACGTCTGAACCTCTTGCATGTTCTTTCATTATCGCCACCACATAACAAGACCGATATAGGTCAATGCGAACATAACGAAACTTTGAAAGTGTAGGATCGTATTAGATACAGGAACTGCAGCAAATATTTCTTTGGTATCGTTTGGCTCATTATGCTTAAGCCATACTTTTAGTTCAAGGTAATAGACGAAGCCAGCTAACATTCTTGTTATAAGCCATGCTCCTCCTATGATGAGAGCGAATACAATGAGGTCGACCATTAGAGTGCCTTTAAGATTATGCAACTTTCGTTGAGTCGAGGAGAAGCGTTTCCTACCTTTGACTTAATTGCGGTGAATGACTTAAGCAACTTTGTTTTGGCGTTTGTTGTCAAAAACTCAGTCAGTTGCTCTTCTGGTTTACGCAACGTTTTGACTTCAGCCTTTGTAACATTCTTAAGCGTAGAACCTGATACTTCAAACCCACCAGATGAATTGAACCAAATGAGTTTACGATACTTGGTATTAAAGACAAGAAGATCGGTCGCACCCACGATCTTCTCGGGATGAACAGAAGTAGCTTTATATTCACCTGATTCTTTTTGGAATTTGAGGTCACGTACCTGACGAACCGCAGGTGTAGCCTTCTTCATTCGTATTGTTGGAGCACGCTTTGGTTGAACAAGAGCACGTTCAAGGTCAGCAAGCAATGCTTCATATGCCTTTACGATTTTCTTATACTTACGAACACCATATATACTTTTTGCTTCTTCGGTTGAAGCTTCTTCAATACGAGACTCGATCCATGGCTGAACATAATTCGTAAGAACTTTACGTGAGGTATTAAGGATCTTAATACGATCATAGAGATTAAACTCTGGTGCATCGTTTGTTTCCATAATCACGTCTTCAAAGTCATACTCAAGTTCATAAAGAATTTGATCTTGATCATCAAACTTCTTAGGCTTAGTTGGTGCTATAACCTTCGCTTGAACATCACGCTCAGCTTTGAGTGCTTTACCATCAATAAGGATCTGCTTCATATAAGCATCGATCTTATCAGATTCAGATGCTAAGAGTGGCATTCCTCTTTGATTCAAACGAATAAGTGCTACTGTACTCGATGAATAAAGCTCTACCGGTACGATATTAATATAAGCAAGATTTTCTTTTTTCCAGCCAATTGACTTAGCATAAGCATTAAGAACTGGACGAAAATCTTTCTTTGCGTCGTACATGTAGTTATACCAATTGAGAGCACGAGCAATCTTAACTCTACGGTCAGATTCGGAAAGCTCAGACCAATCGATATCTGTGAAGTCTGGCTCATCACCAATGTATTTAGTATCATACTTACGAGAAAGACTTGAGCGTACCGGTTTAGCTTTTTTCTTTAATGGCATATGTTAGTTCCAACCTTTAAATACGACTTCAGCGTCATAGTGAGTGCGGTTTTTCAAATTAGTAATAGCATCAGACAACGTCATTATGGTCTCATTGTAATCATCTTCGATACGAACCATAACATCTTCGGCAGATCGCATAAACGCTTTTTCTGTCATGTATATTTCGATAAAGGGACCTTCACGACGGACGAGGCGCTTTGCGAAAACTTTACCAGTGTTCGAACCTTCAACCTGAGTTCCCATAACAATTTCCTTCTTGCTTGACTATAGGTATATACTACACTAAAATAAGGGGAAAGTAAACTAAAAAATGCATAGATTACACATTTGTAATCTTTAGTACGTCATATAATAGTGCTGACCGACAAGCGTCCGATTTGACCTCTTAGTCCAATATGGTTCAACATACGTGGCATGATAATGGTTAGCGGCACCAACTTGATTCTCTA